TACCTGATCGTTATTCAATCCAATATTATGAGCTACAGCCTTAAAATTCTTGATGTTCTCATCTTGAAAATATTGGTTATGCGTATCAGGTATGCTAATTTCATACTGATCTGACTTTTCAGGTCTACCTAGTTTATTATACAATTCACTTTTTTCTTCATCTGTTTTAGGAATTGGTATTCTACTTCCAAGCATTTTTTGTTGATGAATTAAAGTTTTAGCCGCAGATTCAGTATCCTTTATATTCTGAATCGTTGGATCATTCTTAACTTCATCTCCAAATTCTGTTCGCCAGTCTTGATTATCACTTGCTTCAGATCCTAGTATAGATGTTTCTTCTACTGGATTTTCTGTTGCCGTGGTCTGTTCATCAGCCATTTAGCCTCCTTTTTTTTCACTTAATAAGTTGATGATTCTCAGCACTACCGATCTTTGTCCACATTGGTAGGCTGTTTTATGAGGATTCTCACTAAAAGAATCCGTATTAAAATAGGCTGATTTTAGATCATCTAAAACTTTTTCTCCATCAATACCATTAAAGGTACTAGAATAAGCCTTTTTTAAACTCTTAATATCTGATTCATATGTCATACTAGGCCTTGTTCACTAGCCTGTTGCATTGCTTCTTCCATTCCTTGTTTTGTTTCAGGTTTTGATATTTCTGACATAGCTTGTCCTTGTGTTAAAGCTGTTTGAGCTTGTTGCTGTTGTGCTTGTTGTGCCATCATCATTTGCTGTTGCTGTGCTTTTGCTTCCCTAATTTCTGTAACTTCATCTTCGCTTCTTAATATTGTTTTAGGAACACCTAATAGCTTTGCTCTCATTCTAATTGCTTGTTCGTGATCTATAATATCCATAATAGCTGGATCTATTTGTGCCACATTCATCGCCAGTTGATATAATCGTTCCACAGCTACAGCCTCTTCCATTCGTTGAGAACGGGCAAGTGGCCCGACATACTCAATATCCATATTAGATTCACTAACAGCTTCAGGAGGATCTACCAATACTCCGCCACGCAACATAATACCAAAACATCTTTCAATTAATGGATTTAAAAATTCAGTTTGAAATCTTCCCAAAGTCGGGCCAAGTAGTCGTTGCATTAATTCATAACGAACTTGAACTTCTGTAGCCGTCATTTGAGGGCCTTCCTGTAATTGCAGTTGATCGGAATAATATGCCTGTCTAATTGCTGTTCGTAATTGATTTTCCTTTAAATCCGTAATCTGCCAATTTGATCCAATTTCTAAAGGTTTTACCGCTGTATCACTACGAACAACTGTAATACCCGCTGGTGTCATCCTGATCCTTCCAATTACACCATCATCCGTAACCAATAGTGGCGGATCTATGGCTTTAGCCCAAGCCTTCAATCCAATTTCCACAGCCTTGTTTAAAGTCTTAATGTCAGGCAAAGCATTATAGGATGGTGATCTTCCAAAAATTTCTCCCGTAGCCTTTGACCATCGAGGAACTAAATATGGAAATTCATTGTATCCGCCTGTTCGTACAACCATCTTGTCCTCTTCACAAGTATGGCACGAATGAACGGGTAATTTTGTAGCTACTTTTCCTACAGCCTTTTCATAATCTTTTGATGGCTCAACTGCGTGAATAAAACTAAATTCCTTATCAGGCGATTCTTTATAAGCTCTCTTTACATTATCACCTAGATTCTTTTCTCCAAATTCCTGTACGGCCTGTCGAGCCGTTAATTTATATTTTCTATATAATGTATCTACTTTTCCTGATACATTTTCCTGAATGTAATATTCTGCAATATGAAGTGTATTAAAATGAATACCCTTATTTGCAACACCTTCCTGACTTTCCTCAATGAACATTGCGGCAGTACCAATAGAGCATAAATCCAAGTATAATTCGTGAACTTCCGTATTAAAATTTGAATCATTGAAAGTCGCATACATTCTACGAGCCGTATCTTCCAGCCATATTTGAACATCCCTGTCATTATTCAAATCCTCATCTCGTAACTTTAAGGAAAACCACGGCAATGAAGGAGAAGTTAATGTTCCTTGCAGACTTGCCGCTAAAAGATTATTTGCCGTAATTGCTGATGAATCATATAAGACATCCGTTCTTTTTGATCCTCTTGATCGAAATAAAGTAACATCCGCCTTTCTTGGCATTACATAGTCAAGAATTTCTTGCCAATGATCTGTCCAAGTAGCCCGTTGGGCTTCCATTTTCTCAATACGCTTTTTTACATATTCAAAAGTTGCCATTATTAGTATCCTCCAAGCATCGTTTGAGAAGTTTCCGCTTCTTCAGTAACACCAGATCCACCAGTTAATATTGTTCCATAGTTTCCTGAAGATGCCAGTTGTGTTATTTTCTTTTTTTCTTTTTCTAATTTAACTTCTGATTCCTTTTTCTTTGCTACAACTTCAGGATCTATTGCTGGTGGCATTTGTACTTTAGGCTTCATACCCATTTGCAATCCTCCTTTAATATTCCATATATTGCTCCGTCAACAAATTCATTATTAATTTTCATTGCTTTTCTCACTACACCTTCCTTTGTAAATCCTACTCCTTTTAACAATCTTTCATTCCTTTCATAGCCATTTTTACACATTGCCGTTATTCTACCACATTTTGCCATATTAAAGCAGTATTCAAATAACATTTTGATAAAACTTCTTTTGCAAACTCTTGGATGTTCCAAAGCCAAGTGAACCCAAATATTATGCCCGTCATAATCACTAAATAATAATCCACCAACAATTTCATCATTCTCTACAAATCCTATAATCTCATACTTGTTTCCAAGATCTGCGTGTATGTGTGCCTTTTTTTTAACATATTCTCCTACTTTTTCCTTCCATCGTGAACCAACTACAGCTCGGATCACTTCATCTCATCATCCGTCATAAAGGTTTTTGCCAGTTTAGCTTTTCCCCCTGACATAATAGTTCCTTGTTTTTTTTCAAATGTTTTCATATATTCATTATATCCTTTTTGACCTCTATTCTTCAGGGCATCTCCCGCCGCTGACCTTGTTATGAATCCAGCCACAGATCCCATTCCTCCCGTAGGAAATGCCAATGACATTGCCCCCAAAGCAATAGCCTGAAATGTTTTTTGTGTTTCGTGCATTTTAGCTGAAATGGGAGTTGATGACATAATGCCAGTAGGATCTCCTGATCCCATAGCTCCACCACCCATTCCGTATTTCATTTTCTTTCCTTTGGATGTTAAAATATAACTATAGCCAGTTATATTTCCTTTTGAATCATAATAAGGATTTCCTTTTTTTGCCGCCCCAATATTTACCAAATATTCATTTGTTGCTTGAGATGCTTCTTTTCCATAAAAATCCCTATCCTTTCCTTTTAAATTATACGCTTTTGTTTTTTTCTCATCTTGCATATAAGAAATAGGCGAAGGAACTGTTGTCATTAAACCCAATTCTTTTTTTACATATTCTTTTCCAGCATCAGTTTGTGATTGATAGCCACCAGCACTAGAACTTGATGTATATTTTTTTGATGGTTTGGAAGATTTATATCTATTTTTTATTGCATCTTCTCTAGCATTTGCCATTATGAATACACTCCCATCTTATTTTTTCCTTTTTTAGCTCCGCCCAATACAGTTTGAGCCACATTCGCCTCTTGTTCAATTCCTACAGAACTTGTTAGAATAGTTTGTCCTCCGTGTCCTCCAGTTGTTATTCCTGTTGGAATATCAATAGGAGTTGAAACTGGCGTAGATGGTATTATTTTTGGTTTTGGCATTGGTTTTGGCTTTGGTTTTGGAAACCATCTTTTTACAAATCCCATTATAAAATCCTATGCAAATACATTAAATTCAGAATCGGTGTATTGTTGTGTTGGTTCATAATCTTTTATTCTCGTTTTTCGCAATGACATTATACAGTATCTCATCGCAGAAATTAAGTCATCATTGATAGGAACAATTTTTCCATCCTTTCGATGATACATTCTCAACTCTTCCAGCATTTTACTTTGATTTTTAAATATTTTCAATCGTTTCGTTTGCATCCTCGTCATCATCTCCATAATTCCAGCTTCAACCGAATTTCCACCCGTGCCATCCTTCATTCCTTGCTGTGGCGGATTGGTGAACCAGTCGTGGCACATATTGACACCTTCTTTTTTATATTGCTCCGTCAAATTTTTTCCCGAACCCTTGTCCGCCTGTCTGCCGTCTTGAGGCCAAATGACGGGAATCCATTTTCCCCTTGCGTTAATGGCCGATGCGTGAACGGGTACTGTTTCCTGTCGCATCGAATAGGAATCATAGACATACACAGTATCCACATCCCGATCCCAAGCTATCCACACACAAGCCGTTGGATGATCCCATCCAAAATCTATTCCGCACAAACGAGGCCAATGGGTAGGAATCTCAATCGGATCACACAGTATCTCCTCTTCCACAATGGGAAATACCAATCCCGAACCAAGCTGGGGAATCCCCTTCTCCCGCATTTTTCTTTCGTGAGGTGGTAAGGCCTGTAGAATCTGATCCCGAACCAATTTTGTCATATGAGGGGCATCATCCCATCCAGCCTGTATTAATTCCTGTCCTTTTTTAATGTCATTGATGAATTGGGCAATTATCTGTGTCATTCCTTGTTCGGGTGTAAATGTCATATAGACACTTCCGCCCTTGTCTGCTGTTCTTGTCAATGCCTGTGAATAGATGGATGCGGGTGGCTCTTCATCAAGCCAAATAACATCCACTTGCTCTCCCATCCATTTTTCCCTTCCCATTTCATACGCCTTGAATCCCAATCTAGACCAACCGCCTGTAATGTGTCGAACAACC